TATGTCTGCAATTTCGTTAATCAAATTAAAGATTGCCATGTCGTGTTTAGTTGTCATCATTTGCTCCATTACCATTCGTCGGGTTTCTTCTGATAGTTCTCCTTGATTCCATGCAACACCTTCGCTCATTTGACGCTCCATGGCCCCCAGCCGAACCCGTAGCGCTCGACTCCGTAGTTGTATATTTCTAATCCTGCAAGCAAGTTAGTTTGAGCCTGTAACAGATCTGACGATTGGGTAATGATGCCTTTACCGATAAGCCATTTTGTCCATGACCGCCCGTTGATTTGCAGTAAGCCCCAGTCTTGCGATTTGTCACGGTTTAGCGTTTTGTTGTGTGCGTTAGGTCGGCAATTTGACTCACGCTTCATTACAGACTCCAGCACGGTGCGTTGATCTGCAGGCCAGCCAAGGTTTATGGCGAGCGCGCTGAACTGCTCACAAGCCGACGTGTAAGGGTCAATGTAGATCGTGAAGCTGGTGGTCGTTGTTGGCTCAATTAGATATGGCGTGACGTCTAAAGGGACTAACGGCATGACGCCAGAAAGGTCGCTAGACGCGCTAGGAGCCCCTGTGAGCGCCGTAACCCCAAAGACCGTGCAAAGCACTAGCCCAATGATTTTTTCTGCTAAATAGTTCATCTTTTCTCCAAAGGTATTGGCACGCCCCAAGATGAAGCGTGCGATCTGAATGCGATTTGTCCTTGTAAGTATTTGCCCGAGTCGGGGTCTGTGAAGATTTGCACCAGAATCTCTTGACCGTTATCCATCACGCCTATATAGACGCTGTAGTCAAATATCTGTGGTTCAGTCATCGCCTGTCCTTTTGTCGGTAATTCGACCTTAGGGGATAGGTCAAGCCTTAGGTGGGATTTCCCCAAACACCTTTAGGAATGCGGCTTTAACCCAGATTACCGAGTCGGCGGCCTGTGGTGTGATCTCAATGTGGAACCAGTCGCCACCTGGTGCACCGTGGATTGTTGGCTTGTCATATTTGAGCCATGCGTACCGATCGCAACGCCATGCTCGACCCTGTGGTTCTGGGAAGTAATCCAAAATACATTGCAAGCCAAGATCGTTTGCGTTGGCAACCAGTTTGTCAATAAAGACCAGCGCTTCTTTGCGGCCTGCTTTTGGGTTCTTTTCGCTTTTGCGATACGACAGATCAACAGCTCTGCCAGTTGCGTGCACACTCAATGAGCCTGGTTTGCCGCGCATGTCACGTTGACCCCAAGACCCGTTATTCCAAAGCGCGCCATTAGACGCAGCGATTGCTTGCTTTATCCATTCGTTCATGCCAGCACGTGGTGCTGGTGATGTACCGTCAGCGTTGCCTATGTAGTCGCGTGCGTTTGGAACGCCTGCTTTAGCTTTGGCTATTGCCACGACCAAATGCCAAGTCTTTTGGGTTCACATATCGGATGAGAACTGGCACAAGCGCGGCGAGCGCTGCTTTGCCTAGATCGGCTGGGTCTGTGTTGCCTGTTGAATACACCGCGATGACCGCTGCGATGATTGAACGACCGTATGAGGCAAGTAGGGCTTTGTCTTTAGGCTTCAACATCTTTGGCTCCTTCTTTCGCTTTTGACTTTAGCCCGTTTGAGGCAACTAAGCCTGACAATGTGCCAGTCATAAAGACCGTCAGGGTTGAGAGCAGGTCTATAAAAGCGGCGTCATTGGGCGATTGATTCCCGATCGGCTGTGTGACAAACATAAGTGACCAGACAAATCCAATGACGGTGATGGCAAACACGCTGGCAAGGATGATGCCAACAACAACGATCAGTCGAGCGTGAAGCTCCTCGGGTTTAAGGCGTGGTCTCATAAATTAAATCCCTTGTGCACGTTCCAGATGGGTTGCAGATCGGTGGTTCGCATTCAGGCTTTTGCCAGTTGTTTGGGTCTTGGCATGGGTAGCGATATGAGCCGTCATAAGCACATCCCGCGCAACCCCACAAGACGACCGCAATGAGTGCGACGTAGCCGATGAGGTAACGCCATCGCATTACGACAGGAGTGCAGCTACTTCGTCGGCAGTAAGTCCAAGTTTTGCAAGTACTTCATTGCGTAATTTTGCTTTAGCAACGGCTTCTTTTGTTTCTCTTTTTTTATTTGCTTCAATTTCAGAAAAAACAGATGCATGGTTAGCAATTTCTTCTTCTGTCATATCGCGTTCTACACCGTTGTCGTTAATTTTCATTGTCATACCGTCTTTGAGTAGCCGTAGATTGCGTAATAACCTGTTGCGTTGCCTGCCGTGCTAATAATAATTCCGTCGTAGGCGGTCGCTGTGCTGTGTATTCCTGTGATGTTATACATAGTTGGCAATGTTGGGTCGGTTGCTGAATAGTCAATGGCGGTAGAATAAAGTTGTGTTGCGGCTGCAAGTTGTGGCCCAAATACGCTAAAGGACAAAGAAGTTTTTAAGCCGTTTCTAAGTGCCGAAGTTACAAGAAACGAAGTTTGACTTGATGACCTTACACCCGTCAAAGTAGTATTATTTGCAAGAAAAACTTGGTAAGAATAAGCAGTCGCCGCGGTAACGCCACCTGTGCGAAGTTGCACGGTTACATCGTGCGTACCTGTGCCAGTAGCAGAATACATAACAAGATAATTTGTGTATGCGCTAGTAAAAACGCCGTCAGCAGTAACGCTAGTAGTTGCTGTAAATGGTGTTTCGGCTTTAACACAAACAAGACCAGGGGTTTGTCCTAATGTTTGCCAAGCAGAGCCGTCATAATACTGGGTCGTGTTAGTTGCTTCAATATAGGCGTATTGACCTTCAGCAAGCACCTTTTCACCTGCACCACCAAACGCGGCGTCACGAGTAACCGTGGTTGCAAAAACTGGTATGCCTGTATTGATCTGCGTCATCTCCGCAGCTGTAAGAACCTGTCCAGCGGTAAAGGCTGGAACCTCAATTTGTGCGTTAACTCCCATAAGTGCTCCTTATCCTAAAACATTCTCTGCGTCGAGTGTGCCATACACCGCGTCATCCAATATCAACTCAAACACAATTGTGGTTGGGGCAGTCGAGTACAGCACCCTGTGGCCTGTGCTGAAGTCCAAATAATGCTCAATGCCTTCAACGGACAGCTCTTGTGCCAACTGGGTCGTGCCGGCACCGCTAGGGAATGTCTTTTCCACGGTAATCGTGTCGCCTATTTCTAGGGTTGCGAGGGTGTCTTTCTGGGCTGTTGTCAGCATGAGGAATGCGGTTTCTACGCTGGTGTACCGTGCCTCGGGTTCAGGGTTGAGCAGGTAAGACGCGGCGGTGTCAATAGATGGTTGTTCGTGTAGCAGGCTGTTCGTGATGCTGTTGGTTTGAATGAAGTAAGTAGCAATCGAGCCTGCGTCGGTGGCTGTTGCCGTGTTGCCATTCAAGCCTGTCACGACCACGCGGTTAACTACTGCATCAGCCTCAAATGAGATGCCTACGCCGTTGTATTTGTATTCGGTGCCGTCATCATGGAAATCAGCAACCGATGCGGACAGCGTGTTGCCAATGCGGTTTTGGAATGTGAGCACGCCGTCACGGGACATAAACAAGCGACCAAACTCGGCGGTGTCGTTAATTTGGGCAATGTATTGCAGCACGTTGGTTCCTGCCGGCACGGTGTACGCGGACGCATGGCCAAGGTTGACGGTGCCAGTTGAGATGTCTCGGGCCAAGGCTGGGAAGTCAACTTCTGGCAGATCAAGCACGGTTTCTATGCGCGCACCTGATGTTTCGGCCGATGGGTTGAACTCGTCCAAATAAGTTTGTGATAGCAAATAGAACTGGTCAGCGCAATACACGGTCACGGTGTCTAGACCGCCTAGCGCAAAGTTGTAGTCGTAGTTCACCACATAGCCCGAGTACAGAAATTCAGGAACATCGGTAGAGCTGTATCGAATAAGGCGAACTTGACGCATCGGCGCTAGTCCAGGCTTTGCCTCGGCCGTGTCGTAGTACGGGCTATTTTCGTCAAACGGGTTGAAGATGCCGTCCACGTCTTGAATAGTGAACGTCATCGTGCCGGCGCTAAACGTGTCGCCTATGTCGCGTCTGCCGCGCTTCGCTGTGATGCTGACAGTCGAGTCCATGACGCTGGCGAACTCAGTCGTGCCGTCCAACACGTATGAAGTGTTATCTAAAACGCCTTTAAGCGCGTCGTCAAGAACAAATGCGTCAACTTGGAACCCTGTAGCAATCTGCAGGTCATAATTGCCTGAATCAACAACAGCGACGCCTGGCATTAGGCAATGTTCAGAGCCAACGGCCCTGCACTCCGTGAGTAGGCGCGCAATGCGTTGACCACGGCTTGACCAATCTCTGCGCTAGTAGCAAGTCCGCCAGTCACGTTGACGGTCACTCCCCCGCCAGTATTCATGCGGTCTAATGGCACTACGGCTTCTGGGCCTGCTTCACCGATCAAGGCAAGAGTAGGGGAGCTGACAATTCCACCTTCGGCCATACGCGGGATGCGGGAAGTTGGCGGTGCTGGCGTAGGTGCTGCAGGGCCACTAGGGATCAAGTTAGTCAAGCCATCAATGATGTTTGCCACGTTGCCTATGACTGGCATTGCAAGTCCGCCAACGATTTTTGCTGCAAGGCCACCAACTCTGTTAATGGCGCTCATTGCATCCACAAGCTTGTTAAACGCTATGGCTAATCCGATGACCGCAGCGGTTGCCAATATGAATGGATTAGTTGCCAAAGCAATGTTTAGCGCAACAACCGCAGCTGCTATCGCGCCAATAGTTATTGCTATCCGAGTAAAAACTTGAGGGTTGTTTTGTGCCCAATCTGCAAACTTTTGCATATACGGGATAACCGCTTCAAGCACAGGCAAAAACGCCGCGCCAATTCCTTCTTTAGTTTCGGCAATTGAGTTTTTAAAGATCGCCATTTTACCTGCAGCGGTTTCAGCGTTTGCTGCAACAGACCCGCCAAAGGTTCCGCCTAGCACGTCCATAACTTCGTTGAGTGTCGCGCCCTCTTTGATCATCGTTGCCATCTCTGGACTTAACGATCGGAGCGCCTTAAAGTTGCCCTGATAAGCCTTAGCCAATGCATCGGCGACCGTCGTGCTATCCATCTGTAGCGCTGTGCTGATGTCCATAACAAGGTTCATATCTTTCATGGCAAGGTCAACATCTTTAGTACCGCGGACAAGTGCTTCAAGAGACTTGCGATATTCGGTATCAGCAATGCCAGACGCTCGAGACATTGCGCTGATCTGATCTTCAATCTGTGCGGTCTGTGCAGCACCCGCGCCAGTCACATTTTGCAAAGTAAGCGCTAACGCGGCCTGCTCTTGCTGGTCTTCCATTGCTGCGCGTGTGGCATCGCCGAGGGCAACGGCTAGACCGCCAAGCGCCGCAGCTGCAGGTACGGCAGCCTTCTTGATAGCAAACTGGGCTTTCTCACCTGTGGTCTCAAGTTGCTTAAATTGCTTGATGGCCTTAGATACGCCCTTGCCGTCAAACTCGCTGATGATTGGGATGTTAATTGCCATTACGCGGTCTCTCTGTTTGCTTCGTCCATGACGCGCTTGACTAATTGACCCATCTCGGACATGACATCATTTTCGCGTTGCACGTACGCTTTCCACATTACTCGCGAACGCTCTCCATAGCGTGCAGTTAGTTGACGGCCTAGTGCACCTTCTTTTGACGTGTCGAACATGGTGCCAGTAGCGCCCTGCCATTGAATGAAGAACGTGCCGACATTGCTTTTGTTTCCGCCGTATTCCTTGATATTTCGAGTGTTGATCTTGGCAGCAATCTTCTGCTTCATGCCAGGTACCCACGGCAACATCTTAAAACCCGATCGGGTTGACCAGTTGCGCGCCATACCAGACAAGGGAACGCCAGTAGGAACAAGCGCGTTGGCATCGTCAATAACAGGCTGGACAATCTTTTTGTAGTCCTTTGTGATTTCACGGCGCAAAGATTTGTCAATCTTGTTGAGCGTCTTAAGAGCATCCTTTAGCCCTACGACCTCAATCCTTGCCGATACTTCATTCACATCATCTCCGTTTGTTCTGCTCGTTAAGCACTTTAATAACAGTCGCTAGATCGCGTGCGTCAAACGGAATGTCGTTAGGCCACCAACCGACCCCGACGAGAACCTCTGCTAGTTGGCGGCGGTAGGTGCCGCGTCCGTAGGGTTTGGGTCTGTCTCGTCCAGTACCGGCAGAATGTCGATGTCAGGGTTTTTGCTAATCCATTCACGCCAGTTGTCGCCAACTTGTTCGCCTTTAAGTTTCAAGATTGTGTGCATCCAACAGCAATAATCTGAATACAGCGGTGACGCTGAGAGCTGTTGAATGCTGCGACGCTCAAGGCGTTCCCATTCGGTGACTACAAATAGGTTTGTGTAGTAATACTCGGGTGCGCTGTCGGGCGTGCGCTTTAATTGCAACTTAATTTTCATGTGTCTCCTATGTCGGCTTGGAGCCGTTTAATTACGTGAGGTCAACGCTGTAAATGCCACCCTGAAGTTCAATTTCGTAGGTGCTTAGTTCACCCAACGAAGCGTTGATCACAGGGATTGCTGACAAGTATGTGCCAGTCAATTCGAAGCCAGGGTTTGTTGCTGAGTTAGCACCAGACGCTGGTGAAACTTTCACATAGCACTTGGTGCCGATAAGGGCTGACAATGTTGCGTAGGACTCTGACGCTGCGTAACTGGCATAGACCGTCAAGGTGAGTGAGTTGCTGAACAGTCCTGCTGTCATCGTGCGCGACGTGGAGCCGAACGCGGTGTCTTCGAGTGCTTCTGCTGTAACAGTCAATGTTGCTGCGCTCACCTGATCGGTGATGTCTGTGGTTGCTGCGCTGGTTGCGCCGATCAACACGACTGGGTTAGAGAGATACGTGCTAGTTGCCATGATTGCTCCTTAAGTTCTGTTCTGATAGTAGATGATTTGTGTTGCTTAGTTGTGGATTATGCGGTCTGGGCTTGGATGGCGCAATCAAGGTCGTAGCACGGGTAAAGCGCGCCACCAATCTCAAGGCTTGACGGACGGCCAGCCATCACAATAATTGACGAGCCAAGCACGGTTGCCACAATGCTCAAGATCGAGCGAAGCACCGGCAAACCTGCTGGGCCTGAGCCAATTACTTTGATTGGGAACTCAAGGCGCACAATGTTGCCGTTGCCAAATGTCGTGGTGAAGTTTGGTGCGTCCAAGTACACGCAATTAGGCACAAGTTTGGTTGGGTCGTTTACAACACGCAGACCAGACACCGCGGTGAGCGTCGCTGTGACGTCATCAATCGCTTCGTTAAATAGGTCGGTGTAAGCCATCAGGCAACCGCTGGGCGTGGAATGCCTAAGAGCTGCTTAACGATCGGGGTCAGGCTTTGCTGTGGTGCTGAACCCATGCCGTCAAACGTGGCGTAGGTTGCCTCTATTGAGCCCCTAGAGCGCCACAGAGCGGCGCAATACATCAAAGTGCCCAATGTTGCATCTCCACCTGGTGAGGTCGTCAGGGAGTCGATATAGCCCGATTCCTGACGCCTGCGATAACAGAACTGGTTGCCAGCCGAAACCGATTGCGTGAGCAACGTGTAATCGTCAGATGGGTTGGTGATCGTGATGCCCAAATAGGTCATAACTTGCGCGGCAGTAACCCACGTGCAAACAGGCTCATAAGTGACGGTGCCAGAAGCTGCGACACGTTCAACGTCGCTTGCGGTCTTGGCGTAAAGAACCTGATCGGCAATCGGTATCTGATAGTCGTAAAGCAGATCGCCCTGCGTGTCAGTACCAAGAAACAAATACTGTGGCAATGCGCGCACAGTAAAGGTGCCATTGAATGTTGCGTCAACAGAAGCAACCGTGATTGAACTGCCGACTGCAATCTCTGATGGGGTCAGAAGTTGCAGTACGGCAAAGTTGTCAATCAGGTACTTGTTAGTAACTGTGTATGTTGCCATGAGCGGTTAGCCCGCTCTCGACTAAGCCTGGGTGATCTTGCGGATCATTCCAGAGATCGCGGCGAACGTGGATACGTAGCCATGGAAACTCATGTTGCGTCCCAAGACTGATGGCTGTTCAACGCTCATGAGGCCACGGATTGATTCGTAGAACTCAAAGGCGTCGCCTTGTCCCTGACCTACACGGGTGATGACCATGGTCTTTGCTGCGAAGTTGCTGTCAACTACCAACTGCAAGCCAAGTGGGTTGCCGTTCCATGAAGATGCTTGTGCGTTGCCAAGTGCGTTCTGACCGGTGAGGCCTGCGCCGATGAATGGGAATACTGGACGACCAGTTGTGTCAGCAAGTTGTCCAAGTTGACCCCATACGTCTGGGCTTACGAACATGTGGGTTGGTGTCCAGTTGCGACCGTTTGAGATGTCTACAGCTGAGTCATAAACCGACTTCAACAAGTCAGCAACGGTGCCGTCCCATACGCCAGACGATGTTGCTGCGGTGAGCAAGTTGTCTGCTGCAAGGTTGTCCGATGCAATCATGTATTCGCCCATGAGGTCATTCAAGATCAGCTGCATTGCTGCAGGTGACGTGAAGTCAATGTCTTGAACCGACAAGGTCACTTGGCCAGCAAGTGTGGTCTTGCTTACCGAGTTGGATGCGATCACCATGGTGGTTGCTGATGCAGCGCCCAATTCTGATTGTGATGCAACGCTTGTGTGCGTGGTGATTGTTGGACGAATGAACGTCTTCTGTTGACCATTGTCTGGGTAAGCGCGAGCGCCAACTGCTTCGACTACTGGACGCAAGAAGTTCAAGTCCTGAACCAATGGCCCAAGTACAGGTACTGGCAAAAGACCAGGTGTGTCAGTTGTGATGACATCGCCTGCAGCTGCCTGCAATGCGGTGCGCTTTGATGCGGTGTGTTCTGCAACTGCAGCGTTCATGTTCTTGAACGTGTCGCCACCGATGTGGTAAGCGGCCATGAACTCGCCTGCTGATGGCAGAACGAATTCTTTTTTGGCTTGTGCGAAAATTGGTGCGGTTGGGATTGTTGCCTCAACTGCTGGAACGGTTACTTCTGACATGGGTTCTATCTCCTGTTCTGGGACTACTTCTTCATTTAACACTACTTCTTCGGGCTCTTGGTGGATACTTGCAGCGACGCTCACAATGTTTGCGCCATCTCCGAATGCGCCGATCGGAACTAGGGAAAGTTCCATCCAATCGGCTGCTTCAATAATCATTGTTCCTGCTTCGTCGTACGAAAACTTGGTCGGGTTTACGCCCACAGAAACTTGGTCAATGGTGCCGTCTGAGGCCATAACCAAAGCGTCATTTCCAAGGGCGGTGGCGCTGATCTTGGCGCTAAACATCATGCCCTGCTCTGTGTCCACGCGCTCGGTCACTACGCCTACCGGCATAGAAGCATCGTGGTACATGAACAAGCGTGGTGCTTTGCCCTCAACTGGCAATGAGCCTGGACGGAAAATCACAGCTGTGCCATCCGAAACTGTTGCCGGCACGTTGTAGGGAACTGCGGTTCCGCTGATGGTGCGTCGTGGCGCGTCGCCTTTAGCGGCGTCTAGCGTGAAATCTCCTGAGATTAATTTGATCATGATGCGATCTCCTCTTGCGTGTTTTCATTTATGTTTACATCTGTTCTGTCCATGACATCAGCCATGAAGTTTTCTTCTAAGTATTCGTCGGCATCAAACTCAACATATGTTCCGCGTGGTAGCACGTTGTCCATTGACAGCGCGCCAGCGATTGCGTCGGCATACAACTTCACTCCAAACAAGTAAAGGTCTGCTCGAGCCTGCTGTGAAGACTGGTATGAGTAAGCGCCAGTAGCAACACCGACCAAATACGGTGGCACGTTTGCCAGACGCGACATTTCCAAAGCCTGATATTGCGATGCTTCAATGAGCAACATTTTGTCAGGCGTTGAATTGGTCTCTGTGTACGACAAGTATTCGTTGAGCGCTGCCGTTTGGTTGGTTGCGCGCGCTGCATTGAATGCGCTTGCCAAATCAGCAAGTTCTTGCGCGCTTAGTGGCTCGCCACCCGTTTGCTTTAATACGCCTGCAGGGATGCTTGACGATGCGTTGCGATTACGAGCTGCTTCAAGTTTGAGCGCGGTTTCAATAGCGTTTGGTGCTGAGTAGATCAGGCCTTGCGCTGGAGACAAGAATTGCACAAGGTTGTAAGGGTCAATCTCGCCACCTTGGAAGTACACCTGTGATGACGGTGCAAACCAGACAGGGCCAGCCATGTCGGTCGTGGTAACTGAGCCTGCAGGCAGTCGAGTGAACGATGCCGGGTAGCCGTCGGCGGTGCGCGAGGTGATGTACCAAAATGCGCGGCCAAACATCATGAGGTCATCAAGAGTCCAACTCATGAGAAATTGGAACGAGACAGTTGGGTCTGGTCGGCGTATCCATGAACGTGGTGCGATGTACACCTTTTCCATGTCGTCGCCGTTCCACATTTCGTTGTACATTTTCAACGGCATTGAGCCAATGACCGAAGCCATCAAGTCGCGCGCACGGTTGATTGTTGGCACGCTGATTGCTTGGTTGCGTGCTTCGCCTTCGCGATAGGTGTAGTACTGGCCGATCATGTTCACGCCAACATTTGACGACGAGTAACCAGGTGCGAAGCCACCAGCTGCAGCCGCCTTGTTTGGCGCTGGGCTTATTGCTGCTTTTTTGGTTTTGTTAAAGATCGCCATATACACCACTCTGCCATATAGGTGGCAACCGCACGTGACTAATCCGATTCCGACAAAAGGCTAGAGCGTGCGGTCGCCGACGAGAATGTTAGTGGTTAACGGCCACGAGCATGGGTTTACCTGAGTGAACTGGTCGCGCACACATCCCGATTCCCCAGACCATTGTTCGGGCTAACTCAATCGGCCCAGGCGAACGCTTGGACGAGAGCACAATCGTGTTGTCGGTGCGAACAGCAACGGCGCGCTGAACATGTTCTGCAAGCAGTTTTTCTCCCGTGTGTAACAGTCGCGCTTCGGCAATCATGTTTTTGGCAAGCGGTGTAAACCGTCCAAGTTCCGCATAGCCAACGACGACTCGGCGGCGCTCAATGTTTGGTGGGCAGGTTGCATCCACGGTCGGCGACAGGGCAAACCTGATTGTCGGGTCTTTGGCTAGTTCCTGCACGTTCTCCCACAGCTCTGTAATTGACTCGGCAATGAACGCGACGGTGACAAGCACCCGACCGTCTGACAGGTTGACGCATCTGGTCGCGCTGTATCGGGAGTCGTCCAACGAAGACTCGATTGCCACGACGCCACCGCTCGGTATCTCACCGTGGTATTCCAATGACGGCCAGCGCCCTGGCTCAATCCATCCGCGCACGACCGATACCCAAAGGTTTAGAGATGCGCGCAAAAACGACGCGCGATCAGGGTTCGTGGATTCCTGCCTAATTGTGTCCATGTCCAACGTGTGACCAAGCGCTGGGTTACCCCACGCCCATGACGCAGGATGCAATGGGTCAAGGCTCGGGTCGGGTGACCATTCCGCCATGTACATCGTGGACGGTTCGCCTTTGTCAATGGCTCGAATGCCTGCTTCACGCCAGCGTTGGAACAGCACAGATTCTTCCGTGCCAGCCGTGGAGAAGAAGCAAGCCAACGGGTTTTTTCTAGCGCGCTGTGCCGGCAAGAGTCCGCCTTCCACGGAATCGGGGTTGACGTCAAAGAGTTCGTCCACGATCACCAAGTCAATGCTCATACCGTGACCTTGATTTGGCTTCAATGCTTTGACCCACCATTTGCTGCCGTCTGGCATGGTGGCCTGATAACGACCGTAAGACTTGACGATCTTTGCGCCGTAGTACTCCTCAAGGATTGGTGCAAGATCATCAAACAACAAGCAAGCCAAATCCAAACGGTGAGCACCAGATACCACGGTCTGTTTACCGCCACGTATCTTGGGCATCTCCACAAGCCAAAACAAGATGAGCGCTTGGATGATTGTGGTCTTACCGTTCTGACGCGCAACCGACACAAGGCTCGAACGGTGCACAAACTTCTGATCAACGTCAACCGCCAGCATTCCCTCAAGAGCATGTATTTGCCATGGCATCAAATCAATCTGCAGGACCTTCTTAGCCATGTCCCCCACAAGTCCAGCTAGTGAGCCGGCATGGTCAGGGATCATCGTTTCCAGTCTCGGCTGGTCATGGCCAGTTACCGCTGGTTCAGGCTGGTTCAGGCCTTTTGCGACAAATTGTTGGA